CTACTTCAACGCCACTATTTACTAGCTTCTGGTGTAAGCCTAATGCCGCTGCTGTCATCTCCTCATCCTTACCAAACCAGCTGTTGCGTTCTTGCCACGCTTGCGCTTTACGGTCAGGTTGTACGGCTTGAGGCTGTACAGGTCGTTCTTCACGGCGCTGTTGTACAATATCTTCCGGTTCTTGTAAAGGGGTCTCCTTTAAATTTTCTGCACGAAGTACCTTTAATTGCGCCAAATTCATCTTTTCTTGCGCTGCAATCACGCCATCGGTGTCGCCAGACTCGTAAGCTTCTCTGTACGCGCGTCTAGCAGCGTCCATTTCCATTTGCGCATTAGTCTGTGCGGTAGAGATGTATTCCTTCTCACCGGTGCTGTATGCAGAACGTAGTTTTTGGTTCTCTTCATATAAACGTCTAGCTACCGCTAAAGCTTCTTCTTGCTCTCTAGCTAACTGTTCTTTAGCTCTACGTTCATCATGCCAAACCTTTTTAAGCTGTTTCAGCTTCTGTTTAACACCTTCGTCATACTCTTCAAGCTCATCACGATCTAAATCGTCAACGATCTCTTTAGGCATGGGTTGACGGCCTCGGTCTTCCTCCGGGGTATCGTCTTCAATCTCGACTTCAATATCAAGCTCATTGTTCTGATCTTGTTCGTCTGGGAATTTATATTCTTCGTATTCAGCCATGTTCTACTCCTTATGCTCTCTTTATGCCGCGAGGGTCCTGAACGACCGCTTCAACCGAGTCATCATTGATAATTCGCATTTCTCGACCGTGAATCTTTAGTCGTGAACCAGCGTTCGGTCTAACCAAAATAAAATCACCTACCTTACACCAAGGACCACTAGGGAATTTCTCTTCTGGGTAGCAATCTGGACCTAGAGCAACTACGAATAAAACAGTGGTTAATACTTCTTCGTGCTTCATAGTAACATCAGCTTTAATGATGCCGCTTTCGTATTCCTTTTCTACTTCAGGAATAGCACATAAGATGCGGTAACCAGATGGTTTAGGTAGCTGGCTTGCTTTCTCTTCAGGGGTGGCTTCCAAGTTAACAGCACCAACTACTTGCGGTTTACTGGGGTTTGTAGCCAGTAATATCTCAGTCATCTGAGTTCTCCATTTTGTTTCTAAGGGTTTCAGTTAATTCCCTAGCGATGAGTAACCCTCGTACCTCACCACAGAGCCGTTTATATTCGTCAAAACTATCCGCCTTCCCGTGGCAGATAGCATTTTGGATTAGTTCGACTTCCTCATTGATCTGTTGGATCAACAATTCAAATGCATTCATTATTCACCTTTTGTCGGTTTGTTTTTTGCCTGAGCTTCCAGCGTTGCCGCTGTTTTCAACGCATCAATCGCCATCTTCTGATTACTGCTACGTTTCTGCTCAGTAATCTGTGCTGCTGTTTTTAAACCATCAATTTTCAATCGAGCAGCGTCACCATCACGTTTAGCAGTTAGTTCTGCCGCAGATTTCAACGAGTTCACCTTATTGGTTTGTGCTGCTGTACGTTCTTGTGCTGCAATACGCTCACGTTCAACTTGAATCTGTTGTGCTTTAAGCTGAATATCTGCTTGGTCTTTCTGCGCTTTACGCTGTTGCTCTGCTGCTTTTAACTGCAACTCTTGCATCTGCATCTGAACCAATGGGTCTTGTGCTCGTTGTTGAGCCTGTTGTTTAGCTGCTTCTGCTTGGTTGTTTTGTAACAACTGTTGCGCTGCTTGAGCCAATAACGGCGCCAACTTAGCTTCTACTTCAGGGTCCATGTGAATGTCTTCACCTGACTCGTCTTTTTGTGGTGGCAATGCAAACCCTAACTGTTGTTCGATCTGTTTGCGATACTCAAACCCTAAATGCTCAGCGATATGTGCTTGCGCTGCTGCTGCAATCTGAGGTGCTGCTGGATTACCCTGTAACAACTGCTGAATTTTCGGGTCTTGCATAGCAGCCATATGCACTTGGATATGTGCTTGATGGTCTTGAGTTAAGAACGCTTTCACAGGTTTCATTGACAACACATTTTGGTTTTCTGTGATTGGGTCTAACGGTTTCATGTCCTCAGCCATCGGTACTAGCTTCTGTGCGTCTTTAATACCCAGCACGTCCAGCATCTGACGGTGTAACAACGGCATGTTGTAGATTTGAGGCGACTGCTGAGCCAGCTGTAGTACCGCTTGGTATTGGACAATCTTCTGCGCCATTGTAGAGGCGTTTGGATCAGACACAGGAATAACGTCAACCATCGAGTAGTCAGAACGTTTAGCCTTTCTACTGCCCGTATCTGGTTCGTAGTTGTAGTCTTCCGGTGCGTAGGCAGCAATGATACCTTTTAACAACACCAACTCTTGCTTAAAGCTATAGTGAACACGTGCTTGAATCGCACTCATTGACTTCAGAGTACGTTCTAAAATAGCCAGCGTGGTGCCTACAGGTGCTTGACCTGACATATCAGAAATCTGTAAGTCAGCTGCGTTAGCAAATCGTCTACCTTCATCAACAATCTGGTTAAGCAACGCCATTAATGTCTGGCTAGGCTCTTTATAGGGCAATGGGATGATGTTATCGCGCATTGCGCCACTTGGTACGTCTACATCACGCCATTCGCCCGGTGCTATCGGTGTGTCATCACCTTTAATCCGCATTCCTCTAGCTTTGAAGCCACCCGGGAGGTTAGACAATGTACCTGCGTCCACAAGCTGTCTAATAAGAGAAGTGCCAGATTTAGCAAAAGCGCCAACAAGATGAATAAGCCCGAAACAATAAAAACCAAAACCCGGCACATAGCCGTAATGCACGAAATGCTGACGTTTTTGATACGATTCATCACCTTCCTCCCAGTTTCTACGGATAGATAGGATTGTATTGCTACCTTTCTCAACGGTAACCACGTATGGCAACGCAATACCGGTCGTTTCTCCACCTTCTTCATGCTCAAAACCCGGCAAATCGAGGTCAACGTGCATCTCCAACACCTTATATCGGTCGTCAGATGTCGCTCTAAAACCCATCTTTTCAGCGATTTTTTTCTCAACTTCGTCCAAAACATTGTCTGGTTCACCCAAATCAACATCTCTATAGAAGCCAGCCACCTGCAAACGACGCAAATCGTTCTCTGTCTTGCGCATTACATGGGTTACACGCTCTGCTTGCTCTAAATTCATCGCACCATAAGGCACAACGAGGTCTTCAGCAGGTACAAATACAGAAACTTGACGGTCTAAATGCGGATCGAAGTACACTTTCTTGAACGCATTACCCGACATACCTAAGCCCCACAACATACGCTCGTGTTCTGGCCTAAATTCGGTCATCTCATCAGTCAACTGATAGTTCATGTCCTCTTGGACACGTGTCGCTGCGTCTTTTTTCTCTTGTGTTTCCTTACCAATGATCTGAGTTTTAACCGGACCCGCTGCAGGGAACGTACTCATCATGGTTTCAGCTTGGAATTTCACCAATGCTTCACTTAATAGGGGGTGATACACACCACAAGCACCCTCCCAAGGCTCTGACCGCTCCTCGATCTTCATACCTAACAGCTCAATACCGTCGACGTATGTCTGCAACCAATCACGTCTTGCTCATCCATTTCTTCCGCTAAGTTAGCGTTGAAATCTTCAGACGTGTCTCTATCAGGCATCAAGTCGATCTCTATACCACCGATTGTCATTGTGACATCATCAGGGTTCTCAATTTCGATCTCTAAGTCCGGTGTTTCGGGTAATGATCCAATGCCTTGTGGGGCTTGGTATAACGATTTATCAATTGCCATATATCCTCTTATTATTTATTTTTAGAGACGAACTGCTGTTCCCACGGATATTCTTGAGTCTCCCAAGCTGGTCGTGTTTTGCGTTCTTCTGAAGTCATTTTTCTACGTTCAGTTACATTCCTAGCTTCAGTTTCCCCATGTAAACGCTTATATAGCGTATGCATATCTACATTCTTTTTAAGCGCATCAATATCTCCAGATTGTATGGCTGTTAATTTAGTATGTAAATCTTTTAGTTTATCCATAGCTTTATTGTATTGCTCTGGGTATCTAGCTAAATATAAGGCTTCTTTCTGTTCTGGGGTAAGCTCATAATGATAAAGCTTCCCAAATATTTCTCTGGGAGCCTTTGTGTAGTCATTAACCATTGGGTGATTTACAACCTGTTCAGCTAATTGTATTTCTTTACTCTTGGTTCCTATGATGTCTTTTAATTTATTAACAGCTTGTTCAGCAGCTTTAAGCTTTTCCTGTTCTGGAATTACATCCCATACAGTCTTAGCATTTCCACCCAAACCAAAACCTTCTTTCTCTTGGATATAATGCTGTGTTTCATGTATTAGGGTACCTAATGGGTCTTTGCTATAAGGCGTAAGTCCTATTTCGTTGTCGCCTCTCCAACCTTGAAGACCGCCAAAATCTAAAAAACCTTGCCGCTTAACAAAAGGTATTTTTTCGGCTTCCGGATATGCCTTATATAATTCGGGGTGATGCAGGACATCCCCTAATGTATAGGTTTGTGTTGGTTTAGAAAACATTTTAGATTCTAAAATATCGTCTAATGGTAGTTTCATTCTGGCTTGAGCATCGTTTATTTCATAGCGCCATCCTTCATCCCCACCTCTAAACCATCCTGTTTTCTGAAAAATCTCATCCGAACTAGCTCCAGCTTTTTCCATGTCTTGCGCAATTAATCTATTAAGTCTAGGAGCAGTTTTCGACCCCATACCTGCAAAGGTACCTACTGTTGCTGGTCCAGATTGATTAAACGGTATAGCCCCAGTTCCTGCTAGTCCAGCAATATTTAGTGCCGCTAACGTTTGTTGGTGTGGTGTGTATCCTATCAATGGGTCTGGGTTATCGTACTGTTCAGGTATACCTGCTGCGGTGTTTATATTTTTCGTCAACCATTCACCCGCACGTTTTGTGGCTTCAATAGGGTGATTTATAGTTGATGCAATTACAGAATCGTTAGGGCCAAAGTTTTGCGACCTAAAGTTACCCGCTACCTGTCCTGCTGATCCGTACACTCTGTTTATGTATTCTTCTAAAGTCTCTCTAGTTATTGCGGGCTCGTTAGGCATAATAAGTCTCCTTTAGGTAGTCCTTTCAAGTAGTTGCATTTATACCTTTAAAATGCACTCTATACAATTCGGGATTATCTTGTATCAATTCCTCTATTATATTGCTCAAATCAACAACACCTTCAGTGTTGACTTCATACACCATACGAACGGCTTCAAAATCTGTTGGTACCTTTGCATCTTGTGAAATAGCCACAATCTCACTCTCTAACGTTTTACGCATCTACTTTATCCGCGCTCGAGTCTCAAAGTAACTCACAATTCTCTCTGCTATAGTCATCAGTAATACGCCACCTTTCGTCTAAAGTAATGTTCCTCTTCCGGTTCATCCATTTTTGTGCCGATGAACCCACCTTGGCGGAACCTTAGCATTGCTTGAGAAACTGTATCGACAAGGTCCCC